TAAAAATCCTTTTTCCCTTAACTCTTCGTTTAATTTTCTTATAATTTCATAAGCTTTTCCCTCTTTGACGTTCATAATCTTCATAACATCATTGTATTCATAAAACCATTTTTTCATTTCCCCTCCATTTCTGTCATATCAAAATAATTTGTTATAACGTATTCTTTGCTTATTAAATATTCAACAACTTTTTCTAAACAACTGCTGCTAAAACTATCTATCATTTCGTCTCTATAAGTGACATACATTTTTGCTATATATCTTATTTCATTTTCAATTTTGATTTTATAAATTTCAGCATGTTTTATCATTCGGATTTTTCCTTTTCTGTTATAAATATTTCTTGTTTGAATGTGCTTTTTTCGTTTCCTAGTTTCATTAAGTGTTCTTGTACATCCACCCCTAAAACTTTGCAGATATGTTTATATACATCTAAATTATCAGTTTCAATTTTTAGCACATATTTCATTTGTTTTCCCCCATTAAGTTTTTGTTTTCATAGATATTTCCAACAATACCGCATTTATATTTTTCTAAAAATAGGTCTAATGAACAAATTATTAAAGCTGTTGGGGTTTTACGATATTTTACTTTGAAACAACCATCTTCAAAGAAAACAATTATATTCTTATATTTGTTGCAAGAAATTAAATCGTTTCCATAAATTTCTTTGTCATTTTTATCTTTAAGTCCTGTGTATTGCATTAATTCAACTTCTTCAAAATCTCTAAAAAATAAATCCTCTGTTTTAGAATTACCAAAACATAATCTATTTATACCTATAAAGAGAGTTTCTACATTTACCATTTTCTTTTCTTCTTTAAGCCAAGCCCTAAATTTTATTTCTCTCATTTTAATCCTCCTGTTAAAACTGATTTATTATATACAAGAAATCATCAAGTTCTCTATATAATTTTTCTAAATCATATGCTTCCATCTCGTTGTTTTCAACTTTTCTTTCAATTGATTTTAAATCTGAAATTATAGTGTTTATTCGTCTCAAAACGTTATCTTTGCGCATATTTTTCTCCTCCTATTTCTCTCAATGCCCCCCGCATTTGTTAGAATATTTCTTCTGAATCAAAATTTTCAGTAGTGTCTTCTTCAGAATCAATAGTTTCAACTTCTTTAATATCGTTATTATCACCGTCAGGACTATCTACATATTCAACTTCTACATTTCCGTTTGATTCTACTTCTCTTATTACAGCTTGATCTACTTTTTGTGCTGTTTGCATTTCAATGCTTAATATCCCAAATTTGCTTAACAATAGTTTTAATACAGTTTTCTTTGCCATGCTATCAAAATTTGTTTGCCAACTTGAAAATCTGCTTAAAAATGTTTTGCTAAACTTTTTAGCGTGTTCTCTTACTTCTTCCTTGCTCATTACATTGTATTTCTCGAATCCATTCGTAGTTTGAAAATATGCAATGTAGTGAGTTACCTCATCGCTTATTTTACCATCAAGATTATATTTAAGTTCATCAGTAATCGGATCATAGCTTTCAAACTGTCCTTCGTAAAGTTCTGTAACATTTATTTTTTTGTATTGTCCTGTTCTAATTGCTAGTTGTATAAACCCTTTGTAGCCTAGTTGGAATTGTGCCTCGTTTCTTCCTTTGTTATTGTATGGCACAATATAAGAAAAACCTAAATTTGGATCAATTGGTAAATCTAATGTTGCAGCTATTGCTCCAGCTTTTAAAATACTTTGTGGTTCTGCCTCTTGCAACTGTTTGTTTCCATTGGTTGTATTAATTAGCGACGTTAAAAATCCAGCCGCTTTATTTCCTAATAATTCCTTAAATTTATTTTTTGTTCTTTCATCATTTATCATTGATTTTAGTGTACTTGTTCCAACTGTTCTTTTTGATTTTCTTGGGTTTGTTAAAGTTCCTGCCATTTTATTTCATCTCCTTAAAATATTTTATATTATTTTTATCTAAAAATTGTTTTAATTCTAACGCTATCTCTTTAGGAAGCCCATTTACTTTTATGCAAATGTAAGTATCTTTTTTTTGAGTATCATCTGTTTCTTTTTGCTCTTTTTCTTGAAGAGCTTTAGCAATTGCTTCTTGCTTTTCAATTTCTCTTTTTCTTTCAAGTTCAGCGATTTCTCTTTGTTTTTCTTCTTCTGCTCTTATTCTTAAATTTTCTTCAGTTTGCTTAATTTCATTCATTTTATCATTTATTGCTTTAGAAATGACTGTATAGTCTTCTTGAATTAAATATTTCATGCTTTCAAATACAATTTTGAATTTAATTTCTTTATTTGCTTTTTCGATTTCCCGTTTTATGAAATTTTCTTTTCTGATTAATTCATCGTATTGCTGTTGTATTTCAGCTTCAATATTTATTTCTTTAAAAGTTTTATTTTCCCATTTTTTGTTTTCTGCTAAATAAACTAAGTACTCGGGTCTATCTTTAAATATGAGTTCTTTTATTGATTTTATTTTTTCTCTTTTAGCGTTATCCCATTTTTTTTCTTTGTCATGTAAATATTTTCTAACTGCATCTACTCTCTTGATTAAATTAATAAGTTTTTGATTAATTTCTTTTGTATCAGCTGTTAAATAATCCATCAAATCCTTTTTAAATTTTTCAGCACTCGATTTTGTGCTTGCCACTTCTTCCCTGTATTTTTTGATGTCTTTTACATCTGTAAATATAACGCCATAAAGTTTTTCTATTTCTTCAACTTTTTGTTCAGCCTTTTCAAAATCAATCATATCTTTATCAATTTTGGCTGGAGTTATTTTTGCACTGTCAAAAACAAACTCCATTTTAGGTAATGTAACTAATGATGTTTCAATTATTTTTTCCATTTTTAACCTCCATAAGTTTTTATCATTCTTGGTTTTGTATCATTTACAACACATTTCCAAAATTCGATTTCTTTATTTAAAAGTTCTTTTATTTCTTCTTCCCAATCTACCCTATTTACAACTATCGTCTGCAATCTTTTATCCAAGTCGAATGGTGTAGAATTTTCATTTTTAAAACATTCAAATTTTATTTCAGCAACCAATACAGCGTATTCATAACCAGTTACTAAAAAGTAATGTAAAATTTGATATAAATAGCTTTCAGGAATGTTATTTTGCCATTCTTCTACATATTTATTCCATTTGTTAATTGTAGTCGTCTTTATTTCCAGTATTCCTTTTTTATCCTCATAAATAATTTCTCCATCTAAATTAGCCCGTATGAAGTCATATTTTGGATGTACATACATTTTATTGACTTCCAGAATATCCTTGTCAGGATTGTCTATTTTATACGAATAAAATATGTTTTTTTCCAAATCTTTACCCCTTTGAGCTGCTGGACTAGTAAATTTTTCATTTACTCTTCCAGTTTTATCATTCCAAACATCAATAATGTTTTTATATTTATTTTTACCCATTATTGCGCCTGCGTCACTTCCACCAATGCCTTTTTTTCTAATACTAAGCCACTCTTCTTCATTAGAGTAGCTTATTTTTTTATACATTTTCATATCAACTCCTCTAATTTTTTTATTGTTTCGTCTAATTCTTCAAAGACATTTTTTTTATAAAATCTAATTCTTTTTTTAAAAAATACCTCTGTTGAATTTTCCCAGCCATTTTTATATATACTTATTTCTAGCCACTCAACATGACCAGAAAACGCTAAAAAAATCGTGTTTTTGTTTTTTTCACTTTTAATAAGTGCTAAATTCATTATTTTTATAACTCTTTCTTTCAAAATATTATCTAATTTCATTTTTATTTCCACCTTTCGCTTTTTTAATTTCTTTAGCCATTTTTGGTGCTAAAAAAAGCACTATCCAACACAACGGTGGTATAAGTACCTCTCCACCAAAAGCATTGTATCCTCGCTCTATTTGAGCATATCTATAAGCTAATATTGTTAATGCAATTGTTACTATTATTTTTATTGTATTTTTAATCATTTTTATCCTCCTATTTTTTTGAACTCCAGCATTTTATTTGAAAAGTTTTTAAAGAAAAGATTTTAACTTACCTTTTACTGATTTGATTAGACTGCTTTTGTCCATTGCTTAAAGATTTAATAGTGCTGTCTGCTTGAATAAATATATAAATACAGAAAGGAGGTGCTCTGCCGTGTGCAGTAGCAAATAACTTTGCAAACAGCACAATCAAATCTTTAAATTTTAGCAAGAGGACGCACATAGAAATAAACTATTGTGTATCCTCTTTTAATATTTAACTGTCATTGTCCAAGATAACTAATATCTTATCCAAACTCACTAACTATCGCTAATGAGCTTGTTAAAACATCAATTACTTTTTAAATAATTTTTTTATTCTGTTCACTAACTTTTTGCTGTTTTCTTTTCTCACTTTACTGCTGTTATCATTTACTATTTTTAATGCTTCAAATTTCATCTCTCTACCTCTATTCTATAATTATTTTTCTTTGCTTTTTTTATCACTTCTTTTGTACTTATCTCAAAAACACTTTTCATTCCTAGAGCTTTCAAGAGAAACACTCTTAAAGGATAAAAATGTTTTCTTTGCATTACGAATTTATTATCTTTGTATAAAGCGAAGTTCATTTTACTTGCCTCCTACTTTATTCATTTCAAAATAATTTATTCTCGTTTCCCCTGTGTCATACCAGTCGATTCCGCCATTACAGTCTTTATAAGTTACACTGACTTCCTCTTCCTCTTCAAAATTGTAATTTTCAAAAGCATCTTTTACAACTTCTATTTCTTCCGAATCCCAGCCATTTTCTGCAAACTCTTCAAGAGTTTGTTCAAGCTGTTTTTCAGTAAATTCTATTACCCCTTCATCGTAATTTTTGACGAAAGTACCGTTTGAAATTTTCCTTTGTATTTCGTCAGAGACAATATCTTTTATTTCTTTTAGTTCTATCATTTTAATCATCTCCTATTATTTTATCCGTTTTAAACGGATTAGTGTTATAAAAAAAATTAAAGAGCCTTTTTATCTATCTTACAAATATATTATATCCGATAAAATCGGAAATGTCAAGATTTTTTTGATTTTTTTTAAAAAAATAAAGTATAATATATTAAAGAGCCTTATAGAATGGAGAGAATTATGGAAACTTTAGGTATAACTTTGAAAAAATTAAGAGAAAGTAGAAATTTAACAATTACTGAACTTGCGGCTAAAGCAGGATTAGGGAGAGGGACGATAGGAGATATTGAAACAGGAAAAAATAAGTCTACAATTGCTACAGTAGATACATTATCTAAAGCATTAGGTTTGAATAAAAAAGAAAGAGAACAAATATTTGCTAGTATGTTACCTAAAGATATTGGAAAAAGATTATTAGGTGATCACAGTGATGAATTTTTAGATGGACTTTTGGAACTTTTGAAATTAGTAGAAGTTGAAGAACAAAAAAATATTTTAAATCTTATAACTGAAAAAGTGGAATATTTAAGTTTAAAAAATGGGAATTATAAACAAGTTGAAGGGTTGATTAAAGAAGTAAAAGAAAAAATAAATGAATTATAAGAAAGGGATAATATGGCAAGACGCGGGAAAAGTTTTACTACTATTTTAAAACAGGCTGCACGTGAGGCGGAAAAAAGTAGAAAACGTGCAGAAAGAGAACGAGTTCAAAAATTAAATGCAATGAAGAGGGAACAAACAAAAGCCGAAAAAGAATATCAAAAACAATTACAGAAAGAATATGTAGAAAGTAATCAAAATTATGCTAAGACAACGAAAGAAAATGCTGAAAATCAACGTAATACTTTTTTAAAAATAGCTAATCATATACGTATAAAAGATAAAATTAGTTTGTTGGATCAGATTAGAGAAGATACATTTGATGAAGAACGTCCAGAAATATCTGTTAAAACTGTATTTCCTAAACCAGAATATAAAGAAACTTTTATGTCAAAAATAATTCCTTCAATTAAGAGAAAGAAAAAGATACAATATGAAAAAGAATTGAAAGAATGGAAAGTGAAATGTGAAGGAATTAAAGCTGCAAATGAAGAAAATTTGAGAGTTTTTAACGAAGAATTGAAAATTTGGGAAAATAGAAAAATTAGTTTTTATGATGAACGTGAAAAATACAATAAAAGTATAGAAGAATTAAATAATAGATATAATAAAAACAAAAAAGAGGCGGTTGAAGAATATTTTGAATTAGTCTTAGATGCGATAGAATTTCCATACGAAGGTTTGGAGGGAGATTATGATTTAGAGTATAACGAGTTAAGCAAAATATTAGTGTTAGATTATGTTCTGCCAAATATAGATGTGATACCAGATTTAAAAAATATGACTTATGTAAAATCACGAGATGAATTTAATGAAACGTATATAACTGAGAAACAAAAAGAAAAAGTGTATAATGAATTATTGTATGGATTAGTTTTAAAAATTGTAGAAGTTTTATATTCAAAAGTTGAAAATGATAGCGTGAAATCAATAGTATTTAATGGTTGGATAGAAAATATAAATAAAGCAACTGGAAATGAACAAAGTTTTTGTTTATTAAGTATACAAACTAAAAAAGAAGATTTTGATGTTATAAATTTAAAGCAAGTTGACTATAAAACTTGTTTTAGAAAATTAAAAGGTATTTCAAAATCTAATTTAAATGATTTAATTCCTGTTGCTCCAATATTGAATATAAATACAGAAGATAAAAGATTTATTGATAATGTTGGAATAGGTGATAAAATAGAGGGGATAAATATAGCAAATATGGATTGGAAAGATTTTGAATACTTAATAAGAGAATTGTTTCAAAAAGAATTTGAAAATGATGGAGTAGAAGTAAAAACTACACAAGCAAGCAGAGATGGTGGAGTTGATGCAGTAATGTTTGATCCTAATCCAATTAAAGGTGGAAAATACATCATACAAGCAAAAAGATATAACAATTTAGTAGGAATATCAGCAGTTCGAGATTTATATGGAGCAGTTCATAATGAAGGGGCTACAAAAGGTATTTTAGTTACTACATCAGATTTTGGAGCGGATTCTTATGAATTTGTCAAAGATAAACCTTTGACTTTGATAAATGGAAGTAATTTATTAAGTTTATTACAAAAACATAATTACAAAAGTGTAAGAATTGATTTGAAAGAAGGGAAATAAAGTATTTATTAAATTTTTTAATATAAATAAGGGGTTACTTTGGGTTCATTAAATTATTGGAAGGAGGATAAATGGTGAACCGAAAAGTTGTATTTATCTTATTAGCAACATTTTTACTATCGACTGTAAGTTTTGCACATAAAGGAAGAACGAATAGTAAAGGTTGCCACACAAATCGTAAAACATGTGAATATCATTGTTATAAGAAAAAATAATATTTTTAGAAGAGCTTTTAAAAAGGCTCTTTTTTTGTTAAAAAGAAATGAAAAAATATTTCTTTAAAAAACAACTTGACATTTCCGATTTTATCGGATAAAATAAATTAGAGGTGAGTAGAAATGAAAGAAAAGAAAAAAATAGCAACAGATATTTATTCAAAAATAAATATTACTCTTAAAAGAGAAAAGTTATCACAGAAAGTTATAGCTAGCAAAATAAATATGACTCCACAAACTTTCTCCGATAATATGATGAGATTAGCGAATGGTAATTTCCCTAAATTAGATTTTTTAATAGATATTCAACGTGAATTGAAAATTGATTTAGGGTTAAATTTTTAATCATCAATTACGATTAAATCGGAATTAATTGATTTTTTTGGCGTTAATAATTTTTCTTAACAATTCAATAATTTCTTTTAATTTTTCATCATTATTTTCCATAATAATTACTCCTTTCTTAAAGATGTAATTATTTTAATAATGTTTGAATTGATGATTCAAAAAAAGAGAAAAGGTTTAAGGAAAATTAATAATATTTCTGCTGTGGAAAAATATTTAGATACAAGAATTATAAAGTTAGAAAGTAACAAAAAAGCACTCCGAAGAGTGCTAGGAAAGAAGAAAAATTAATACTATATATTGTGTTTATTATACCATAATATTTTAAAAAACACAATATATAGGGAGAGGAAGTGGAACTATGAGATTCTCGACATATTTAAACAATGTCAAATGTATGGAGTGGCAAATAAACGCTACTCAAGGGATTTTATTTTCTTTGCTTTATGAAGCACCTGCTTGGGCAAAAGAAGAAATTATTGAGAATAAAACATATTATTTTGTATCAAGAAATTTGATATTAGATGAACTGCCAATGTTTTTTGAAAAGTCTGATACTGTTTACAGAAATTTGAAAGCACTACAAGAAAAAGGACTTATTGAATATGTTAAACAAGGCAAAAAGGATTTAATAAGAATTACTGCAAAAGGTAAAACTTGGAATGAATTTAAAGAAAATAATTCGGAAAAAAATCCGTCTTTTGAAGAGAACTCGGAAAAAAATCCGAGCAAATTCGGAAAAAAATCCGAAAAACAAGAAAATAACTCGGAAAAAAATCCGACAAATAATAATACTATATATAATTATAATAATACTAATATATTAAATAATAATATACATGTGAAAAACGAATTTTCACAATCGTGTGAAAAAATAAAAAACAAATGGATAAAAATTGCTTGTGAATATAAATTGTCAGGTAAACAATTAAAAATAACTGACAATCGAAAGAGAGCTATTAACAATTTGCTAAAAGAATATTCGGCAGAAGAAGTATTACAAGCGATGGAGAAAGTGCATACTTCCAGTTTTCTGCAAGGAAATAATAAAACAGGGTGGCAAATAGCGTTCGATTGGTTTATTAACAAATCGAATTTCTTAAAAGTGCTCGAAGGAAATTATGACGATAAAGCAAATAGTAATAATTCTGAAAAAGAAAAAAAATCTAAAAATTATCAAGAAAAAGACTTTGTTGGAGTAACTGACGAAAGCATTGCGAATTTATTAGGAGGATTGACTGGAAATGACTAATCAAGAATTTAACGAAGTATTTAAACTGCTTTTAGCAGCTTATCCAAACACAAAAGACAAGGAAAGTGTCGCAACTATTTATTTTTTGACGATCGCAAATGAGTTGACAAAAAAAGAATTTGCAGAAGCGGTTGTCAAAATCTTAAAAACTAGAAAAAGCGGATTTATACCACAACCAGCTGAAATTTTAGAAGTTGCAAAAAAGACTGCTAACATCGAACATCAAGTGATTTTAGCTAAAAAAATGCTTAAAAGAGCTATTGAAAAGGTTGGAAGAACTGGAATGATAGCATTTGAAGACAAAGGAGTACAAGCAGTTGTTGATTATGCTAGTTGGTTGAGACTTTGTGATATGAGTGAAACTGAGTTTGATAATTTTATGAATTGGGAATTTGAAAAAATCTACAAGGAATTTATGAAAAATCCATATAATGTTCCTGAATATTTTCGAGGTTCTCAACCATTAGTCGGACAAACAAAGCCAAAATTATTTACATATGCGATGGTTGGAGTTAGAAGTAACGAAAACTTTATTCCGCTGGAATATAATGCGAAAAAAGAAACAGGGAATAAATTGAGTTACAAAAATCTAAAGGAAAAAATGTTGATAGGAGGATAAAAAATGTTAGGAAATAACATAGTAGACTATATGATAAACAGCTGCAAAGGAGCATATAATTTAGAAAATGCAAAATTAATTAAAAAGAATGTGGAAGATAAGAAAGTTCAGTTTGTATTTAAGAGAAGTGATTTAAAATTAAATATTGAGTTTGCAAATGATAAAATTTCAGGAATTATATATAATAATTTTTTAACTGATTCACAAAGAGAAAATGTAACAGAATCTGAATATTGTACAAGATTGAATGAAATGCTTGAAATAACAGATATTGATGATATGAATAAACTTGATGAAATTTCAAGAAATATCATCAAAAAAATAAATTCAGAAAAGTTATTTGGAGAAAATCCAAAGAAATTGCTTTTGAACAGAAAAGACAGAGAAAAACTTGTAAAAATAAAAAGATTTTTCGGAGCAGAACCACAGTTGCTGAAACTTTATGAAGAAATCGAAGAGCTGCAAACAGCATATAGAAATTACAGAAAAACATTTTACAAGGATGAACAAAATCTAATTGAAGAAATAGCCGACTGCTTTGTTGTAGCTTTACAAATAAACAAGGTGAAAATGGTAAAGAATGTTATCAAAGGCTTGATTGACAATACTAAAATCTTTAAAACTGAAATGATTGAAAAAATCATAAGAATGGTTAAGTTTAAAATCAATCGTACAGTTGAAAGAATTGAGAAAGGACAATACGGAACATACAAGATTGAATATAAAGCCACTAGAACTTCACAAGAAGCTGTGAGTGAAGAAAAAGAGCAACAGCCAATAAATTCCCCAGCGAAATCATTTAGCGTCGCAGAGAGCAAGAAACAGAGCCGTGAGGAAAAAGAAAAATCCAGAAAGGAAAACAAGGTTTTTGAATTTGTAAAAAAGAATGAGCCGTATTATTACCAAGCTAGAGATATTCAATTAAATACTAAAATTCAAGCTAAGGAATGTACAAGGATTGTTGAAAAATTTATTGATGAGGGGAAAATAACGGTTACAAAAAGAGGCAAGGACGGTATTTACGGAGCAACGCTAACAACTGTTCAGGAAGCAGAGGTTGTTGAATAATGGCTACTAATCCGGGGAAAAAATTTGAAAACGATTTTAAGAATAGTGTTGATACAGACGAAATCTTTTTACAAAGGCTAAAAGACGGAACAACAGGGACTGCTAACGGGCAGATGGTTAGATTCAAAAACAAAAACTTGTGTGACTTTATACTCTTCAGGGACGGCTTGCTCGTTCTTGTGGAGCTAAAATCTTTTTTAGGCAAGTCAATGCCATTTGCAAATATTAAAGACACGGTTGATGAACAGCAGACATTTTTGTATAACTTGCGACTTGAGGCAAAGAAAAATAATGTAAAAGCGTATATGATACTTAATTTTAGGGATTTGTCAGAAACTTATGCAATAGATATTCATAATTTTGATGAGTTTTACAAAATGACGAATAAGAAAAGCATCAATATAGATGAAGTGAGGCAATTAGGAAAGCAATTGTTTCAGCAAAAGAAAAGAACAAACTACAGATACGAAATTAGCGACTTGTTCAATTAGGAGGAATAATGGGTAAAAGATTAGCAAAAAATAGAGTTAGAAGTATTTTAGAAGAATATCCAGAAACACGGAATGCTGAAAATCCCGACACATACGTTATGTGCTTAATATTGGTTGAGGACGGGATAATAACACAGGATCAGGCGGCAAAGATATATGACGGATATTCAATTAACAACATAGTTAAAAGTCGTCAAAAAATTCAAAATTCAGACAAGGAATACGAGCCAAATGAGGAAACTAAAAAGAAAAGGTTTGTAGGATATATGAATTTTAGACATGCCTGGCGGAAAGGGAACTTGGATGTCTAAGAGAATGAGTAGGGAAAATCAAAAATTAATTTACTGGTTCATAGACTGCTACGCTTATCATCTGAAAGGTGTAGACATAAATTGGCAGACTAGCAAGCAAAAGCCTGCCATTTCCGATTATTTTTTATACAAAGCAAAGGAAGACTTGAAAAAACTTTATATCAGGCACAGTGGCAAGAATATAAAGGGATATGAGCCTTTCAGAAATATGGAGAGCAAGCTAAAAGACAGAATTGGAGATATAATTGACAAGAATTATACGAAAGAAAGCAAAATTAATATAATCACAAATGATTTAATGGATTTTGTAACTGATGAGATTCAGTTGCTATTCATCAAACTAAATGATACTTTTAGCTTGGCACTTAAATTAATGAGCAATACTGAAGCTGTGGCGTTTACTAATTTCTTATTTGATTATTTTCTTCAGAACGATATAGCAATGTGGGAAGAAATGCAAACACTATATAAACAGCAGAATGAAGAAAAATATATTTATGCAAAATTAAAATATAAACGTTGTGCAGTATGCAATAGAACTCCAGTTGACTTTGAACATTGGCAGTCGGCTGGAAGTTTGGGAGGTTATGCGAATGATAGAGGACAGGGAAGATATATTTCGCTTTGTAGACAACATCATACTGAAAAGCACGATATTGGAGTGGAAGCATTTGAAAGAAAGTATGATGTGAGAGGTATTTGTTTGGATAATGAACAGATAAAGGAATTGAAAAAGGTTTATAAAAATCATTTTAAGGCATTTAAGGATAAGAAATGAAAAAGTTATTATTAGCAGAACTTTTGGTAATAACTATAAGTTGTAGTACATATTACGAGAAGTTTCAGCAAGAATGCAGGCAATATAAAGTTATAAAAAAGTTAAAATCTAAAACAAGCAAAAAGGTGTATCTGAAATTTGAAAATGGCAGTATCCATGAAGTATCGCCAATATTGAAATATGAGGATATAGAAGAAAATCGTAAGTTAAAAAAATGTGATTTTTAAAAAAGTTTTGGAAATTAGGACAATGACAGTTGAATATTTTTGGTCTTAGGGTATAATAGATATTATTATGCTTAGGAGGAGTTTATGGAAATAACTAAAAAAGAGGAGAATATCACAATAATAAGAAAGACATATAAAATTATAAAAGAACGCTATGCAATTCATGGGAATTCAATACATTCGGTAAACTTTAAAAATATCAATATTTCTGATGAAGAATGTGAAAAAATAAATTGTAAATTGCAAACTATTAGACAGGATTTCACTAAAATTCTTATTATGATGAATAGAATCGAAAAAATATATTCAGAATATCAGAACGAAACATATAAAGCTAACTATACTTCGGCTATTGGTAATGAAGCAGAAGAAGAATTAGGATGTATAATCGAATATTTGTTTTCAAAATATAGAGTAATAATAGAATATATTTTTCAAATTTTGGAAATTTTAATTCCAATTAAATTTAATGAAAAAGAAAGTTTGGAATATTTAAAATTAAAAAAATGGCACAAAAAACATAGATTTTTAATAAAATATTTAGAAAATAAGATAGGGAATAAAGATAATCTTATAAATATGGAGTGGTTTCAACAAATTAGAGTAGATAGAGATTTCATAATACATGATGGTGCAACTTGTCTTGTATTCGGAGATAAAAAGGAACTATTATTTAAAGTGATGACAACAGATGCATTGGACAAAGAAGAAGAGATTCAAGATGATTTTTTTTCCACTAATAACAATTTAATAAAATATACTTATTTTTGGGGATTGAAAATCTCAAAATTAATTATCTTTTGTGAAACTATTTTTGATTTTTTATCAGACAATTTTGAAGTTGAAAATGAAAATATGTATTTTTTTGAAAAGTTTTTTAAAAAACAGAGTTTAATTAGTAGTGATGGAGAGGAATTATCTGGATTACAGGATGTTCTTTTACGGATATTAGAAAAAATAATTAGTAGCGAAGATAAATAATAATATGTAAAAGACCAAATAAAACTGGTCTTTTTTTTGTGGAAAAATAATAAAAATTAGGAAGGAAAAAATTAAATGAACGAAAAAGACATAGACAGAATAGCAGACAAAATAATAGAAAGAATGAAAAATGAAAAAGAAATAAAAACTGAAAAACAACTAACACCATTTCAAAAGACAGAAAAATTATTATCCGAATTATCGTTGCTGAAAGGTGCTATTGATTCTAAAAATATGCTTATAGAGGATTTGAAGAAAGAGGGTATATCAATCCAGAAAAAGGAAACAGGTGTTAATGTACAAACTAGTCGAGTGTATTTATCCGAACTAGAAAAGGTTGAAAATAAGATAGAAAAATTAGAAGAAGAGATTGCGAGAATAGAAAACGTTGTTAATATGGTTGAAAGGGCTTTGGACACGATTAGAAATGATAAGTATTATAAGATAATCGAGATGAAGTATTTTGATGATATGACATTTGAATATATAGCTGAAAATTTGGATATAAGCGAAAGAACAGCTAAAAGACACAAAAATTATATGATTAGGCAATTACAGCTCATTATTTTTTCAGATGATGTATTAAAAAGTATATTGAATTAAAAATTGTCACTTTTTTGTCCTTGTATATAATTTTTAATATGTTATAATATGTCAAGATGTAAGAGTATGAGTACTTGTTATTGAATCCTTGATTTTATATAAGCATAAGACAGTTTAAAAGCTGTCTTTTTTTTTGTCGCAAAAAGGAGGTGGTAGCATTGAAATTAAATACTAGACAAAAGGCTTTTTGTGAATATTATGTGGCTTGTGGAAATGCTACTGAATCCGCAATAAAGGCTGGGTATAAAGAAAAGAATGCTAGATTTATCGGAAGTGAAAACTTAACAAAAACCAACATAAAAAAATATATAAAAGAATTGCAGGAGAAAGCAAAAGAAAGCAGAATATTGACAGCAAGGGAAAAAAGAGAATGGCTAAGTGAAGTTATTAAAAATGGAAATGAAAAGTTGCAAGACAGATTGAAGGCATTGGATATATTAAATAAAATGGATGGCGACTATGTGGAAAAGGTACAGTTATCAGGGGAAGTTAAAACAAGCAACCCATTTGAAGGGCTAACTACTGAAGAATTGAAGAAGCTGGCGAATGGAAAGTAAAATAGTGCTAGGGGCGAAATTGGAACTTGCAAGACGTGAGTTCTTTTTTTATTGCAATTTGATGGCACCTGACTTCTATAAAGAAAGCCGCAGTTATTTAGTAGAGCTGTGTGAAACAATGCAAAATTTTATGGGCAACGAAGAAAATGTATTAATTATTAACTTGCCACCAAGACATGGAAAATCTAGGACAGCAACAATGTTTGTTGAATGGCTGCTAGGACGTGATTCAAGTAAAAAAATAATGACTGGTTCATATAACGAAACTTTATCGACTGTTTTTTCAAAAGCTGTGAGAAACACTATATCTGAAATAAAGGCAGATCCTGAGAAAATAGTTTATAACGATATATTCAAAGATGTACGAATAAAAAAAGGTGATGGGGCTATGAACTTGTGGAGCTTAGAGGGCAATTATAGCAACTATCTGGCAACTTCTCCAACAGGAACCGCAACAGGATTTGGAGCAAATATCATTATAATAGACGATTTAATAAAGAATGCTGAAGAAGCAAATAATGAAAATGTATTAGAAAAACACTGGGAATGGTTCACAAATACAATGCTTTCAAGATTGGAGACAGGTGGAAAAATAATTATAATAATGACACGCTGGCATTCTAACGACTTAGCGGGTAAAGCACTTAATGAATTAGAAAGAAATGGATATAAGATAAAACATATAACAATGAAAGCCTTGAAAAATAATGGTGAAATGTTATGTGATGAAGTTTTACCGAGATATGAGTATGATAGAAAAGTAAAAACAATGGGTTCAGATATAGCAAGCGCTAACTATCAGCAAGAACCTATTGACTTAAAAGGTAGACTTTATCAAGGATTTAAGACATATGATAGGTTAGATTTTGAATTTATGAGAATCAGGAGCTATACAGATACAGCGGATCAGGGAAGTGATTATTTATGCAGTATAATTTACGGAGAGTATCAAAAAGAGGCATATGTTTTAGATGTCTATTATACAAAAGACGGAATGGAAATAACGGAAGAAGAAGTAGCAAAAAGACATTATGAGTATGGAGTAAATATAGCAGATATAGAAAGTAACAATGGTGGTCGCGGATTTGCAAGAAACATAGAAAGAATACTAAAAGAAAAGTATAAAACAAATAAAACTAGAGTTAATTGGTTTCACCAAGGAGCAAATAAAATAGCTAGAATAATTTCAAACAGTACTTGGATAATGGATCATATATATTTTCCTGTTAATTGGAGAAATAAATATCCAGAGTATTATGATGCAATGACTAAATATCAAAAAGAAGGAAAAAATAAACATGATGATGCACCTGATGCAACAACAGGAATAGCTGAGAAAATTATAAATCAGAACAAATTAAAAACATTAAATAAAAATATATTGGGGGTGAGATGATGGAATTAAAAACATTGGAAAAAGCGTTATGGGATTTTTTAGCGAATGATTTAGCACGGCTACAAAAACTGGAAGACTATTATATTGGTAGACATAAAATATTGGAAAAACCTAATAGGTTGAAGGAGAAACCAGATAGTAAACTTATCCACAATTTTCCAGGCTATATAACTACGATAGCAACAGCTTATTTTATTGGGAAAAATATTAATTATAAGTTGTTGGAAGATAATTTGGCTAATGAGTACGAGATGGTTGGAAAATATTTAGCAACGGAGGAAGAACAGCAGTGTAATTATGAGCATGCTGAAAACTGTTCGATTTTTGGGCGGTCGTATGAGTTATGGTATAAAAATATAGATAATACGATAAATTTTAAAACATTGGATCCTCGAGATGTTTTTGTTATTAGAGATAATACGATAGACAAAAATATTAAATATGCGATTCGGTGGAATAAAGAAAAAAACGAAAACAATGAGTATGATTATATTTTGGAGATTTATGATGATAAAACTGTAACTGTCAATACATTTACTTCTGTTATGGATTATGAAGGGATTATACTAACTCCACAGGGGCGAGGCGAAACTAGATTACACGGATTTAATAAAGTACCAATTATTGAATTTATAAACAATAAAAGGAAACTTGGGGATTTTGAAAAAGTAATAACACTGATTGATGGATATAATGAAGCGGTATCAACTTCATTAGACGATATGAAGGATTTTACAGACGCAATCCTAGTATTGACAAATATGCAAGGAACTGATGAAGAAGATATAGAGAGTTTGAAGAAAAACAAAGTGATGTTATTAGGAGAAAATGGAGAAGCTAACTGGCTAGTAAAAAATATAAACGACACATATTCTCAAAATAATAAAAATAGACTGAACCAGGATATTCATAAATTTTCTTTTATTCCTGATATGCAAGACGAAAATTTTGCCGGAAATAGTTCGGGCGTGGCATTAGGGTATAAATTGTTAGCACTTGAACAACTAACTGCACAAAAAGAAATGTACTTTAAAAAAGCATTAAATGAAAGGCTAGAGTTAATTTTTGATTATTTTGGGTCATCATTGAAACCATTAGATATTCAAAAAATATTTACAAGAAATACTCCTGAAAATTTGGTTGAACTTTCAACTGTAATAACAAATTTACAAAATGTTGTATCACAAGAAAGTTTAATATCCTTACTACCTTTTATTGAAGATACTGAAGCGGAATTAAAAAAGATTGAAAAAGAAAATCAAATTGAGCAACCATTGGAATATAAGGGATTAAGAAACGAACAGGAAGAAATAGATGAAAAACAAAAATAAAGAATATTGGGAAAAAAGACAACTTGCGCGAGAAGAGTTATCGTTTAATAAAGGTACAGAAGCATATAGAGAGTATGTAAAAATACTTAGCGAGAGCAAAAAAGAAATAGAGAATAAAATAGCAAAATTGTATGCTAAATATCAGCAAGAAGTAACAAAACTAGGTATTGACAAGATTCAAGCGAATAGACTGCTTCGTGGTACTGAGTTTAAAGAATGGCGATACGATATAGGAAAATATGTAGAGGAAATTGAAAAGTTGAAAAAAAGTAATCCTATTGAATTCAGAAAGTTATCAATTGAACTTGAAACACTGGCATATAAAAGCCGTATCAGCCGAATGGATAATTTAAAAGCTGGTATCGACTATGAACTTATACAGGCAGGAGAGAAAATAAAGGGTAAAGTGACAGATACACTGGCTGATGTTTATGAAAACACTTATACATCATTTGTTGAAGATTTGAATTTTAAAAAAGGTGCGATTAGTAGTGATACAATAAAAATGGCACTGGAACAAGAATGGAGTGGAGCTAACTATTCAAGTAGAATATGGAGTAATGTAGATAATTTAGCGAAAGCGATAAAAAATGAAGTGATTGTTGGACTGAATAAAGGTATTAACTATAGAACTATGTCGCAAAATATATCTAAGAAGTTTGATACAAGTTATAAAAATGCTGAAAGGTTAGTAAGAACTGAAACGGCTCATATACAAAATCAAGCAACGCTTATGGGGTACAAAGATTCTGGAGTTGTTAAGTATGAGTTTTTAGCGGTATTGGATAGTCGAACAAGTCATACTTGTGTTAGTCTTAACGGTGAAGTGTTTAAGACGGAAAATGCAATGGAAGGAGAAAATTATCCGCCAATGCACCCTCGTTGCAGAAGTACAACTGTTCCTTATGAGTATTCCGATGTTTTTTCTGATGAACCTGAAAAAGAAGATTTTGAAAATAATGAAAATGAGGGTATAATCAATAATAATGGTACTGTTTTTGTTGAAGGTGGTAGGTACAGAAATATAGGGAATATTAATGCAACGGAGTATAAAGATGAACCGCTAGAATTGTTGCGAAGATATGAACAAAAAATCGTTAAGAAAAGTAAAGAAAATGCGTTAGTAATAGCTAAAAATGGAGATATTTATATTTTGAAAGGAGATGAAAATTCGATACCAAGTCATAAGATGACTAAAATTAACTTTGAGGACGCTTTGTATACTTACAACCATCCTAAAAATAGTAATCACGAGTGGGGATTTAGCAATGATGATTTTAGTTCGTTCACTAATTTGAAATTGAAATATTTAGCAGCAATTGATGAAAAGTATATCCATGAGTTATCAAAAGACATGTTTGAAATGAAAGATATGATGGCGGAGATAATAGCAAAGCAAGGTGACTTACTAGATAAAATGACATTTAAAATCTGGAGAGAACTAAAGCAGTATGAAACAGCAAAAAAAAAGGGATTAAGGTATAGAAGAAATGAAATTAACGGTAGATAGTGAATTATATAAAAACTTTAAAAAATTAAAAGAAGCAGAAGAAAGAGTTAGTACTGCTAAGAATAGCGAGGAGAAAAATTACTTGTATAAGGAATATCTGAGAATGGATAGAGAATTTTTTGAAGAATTGAAATGCTCTGAGGTTGCAAAAGAGATAGGTTTGATTGTTGTACGAGAATTGTATGAATTGTATTTTAGTGATAAAAAATCAAAAGAGTAGTTTAACGACTGCTCTTTTTATTTGTCGTACTGATGGACATTAAACATCTGGATAGAAAATAGTCGACAGACTTTAAATGGGAGGATAATTATGTCAGAAAATACATTTACACAGGAACAAGTAGATGAAATGATTAAAGAAAGAATTGCAAGAGAGAGAAAAAAGTTTGAAAGTGAGAAAAAAGAATTGGAGAGAAAGCACGGTGAAACGATTGAAGATTATGAAACAAGAATCAATAATGCTAATCTTACTGCAGAAGAGAAGTATAATAAGAGCCTTGCTGAACTTCAAAAACAACTTGATACTTCAAATACGGAACTTGCAACATTGAAAACTAATGAGATGAAAAAGGCTATATTAGGGAAATACAAAATCCCTGATAGTTTTTTAGGCAGCATTACTGGAAATACTCAAGAAGAGATTGAAGATAGTGTGAAATCTTTTTCTGAGAATTTATCTAGTTATCTTAAAACACAAAGCGGAGGAACACCAAACTCTTTAAATGGTGGAAGTGAAGGAGAAAAAGATAAAAAAGATATAGGACTTGAAGCATTTGATAAGGTTTTTAGTTCTTTTTAATTTTTAAAGGAGATGATAGAATATGGCAATGATTTATACTGAATTATTTGCAGATAAAATTGATGAAAGATTTACAAGTGAAGCAGTATCACAGAAGATAGTAAATAATGATTATAGCTTTGTAGGTGCTAAAACTGTAAAAGTAACTTCGATTAATACGGTTGATAATAGGGACTATAACAGAAATACAGGTTATGGAAATGCGGACATTTTACAAAATTCAATCCAAGAAATGACATTAACAAAAGATAGAGCTTTTAAAATGCTTTTGGATAAAATGGACGAAGACGAGACAAAAATTAAAGCTGGAGAAGTGTTGGCAAGACAATTGAGAGAAAGAGTAATTCCTGAGATTGAGAAATACAGATTTGAAACAATTCTTAAAACCTGTGATACAAAATCACAGACAGTAACAGGTCTTGCGGCTAATAACGCTTACAACAAATTTTTAGAAGCACAGGAGAAATTAAATGATGCGGATGTACCTCAAAATAGGATTGCTTATGTTACACCTGAGTTTTTAACAAAATTGAAAAAAGATGACAATTTCATCAAAGCTTCGGATATTGGGCAAAATATAAAAATAAATGGATTAGTAGGAATGGTTGACGGAGTACCGATAGTAAGAGTTACTAAAAAATGGATGGAAATTAAAACAGGGGTAGGTGGAGCTACAACTAAAAATTACGGTTGTTTAATAGGGCACAATTCGGCAACGGTTGGTCCTGTGAAATTAGCTGAATATAGAGTAGTTACAGATTCAGAAAATTATTCAGGAACTTTATTTTTAGGTAGATTTTATTATGACTGTTTTATACTTGATAACAAAGTAAAGGGTCTAGTTGCAATTGAAGCTTAATTTTAAGGATTAAAAAACAAATAAAACTTTTAAAAATATTATAAATAAAGTATAATATCAATAATTAATTATATCTAGGAGGAATATTTGGTATGAAAAAAATATTTTTATTTATTGCAATTTTATTTGTTTTTTCCTGCGGAGAAAAAAATTCATCTTTAAACTCATCAGAGAATGAGTCTTCAAACTCGACAACAGTTTCAGGAAATACTGAAAATTCATCAATTACAAAAGTAAAAAATGAAAAGTATAGAATTGAAAATATAATAAAAAAAGGGGCGAATTATTATCTTGCTGATATGAAAAAAGTAACAGAGGGTCTGGATAATATATTTTTAGGTGGAGATATTGTCGATATCGATGACTTTTTTGTTCATATAAATAATATGAAAAAAGGATTAAAAAAAGCCTCTGATTATTTTTTAGCAACAGAATGTGAAAAAACAGGAAATACTAATTTTGATTCTAAATGTACTGATCTGTTGAGATTGGCTAACGAAGATTTACAATTAAAACAACAATGGCTAGAACAGGTTAAGGTTATTATGACAAGAAATGGAATTTCGAATAAAGATACAGACAATTTTGCTAAAAAAACTGATAGTTTTCGTAAAAAAGAAGATGAATTTTTGGAAGAGTTTAAAGAGTTTAAAAAAGAATTTTAATGGGAATTGTAGATAGATCACAGTTATTAATTTAGCTGTGATTTTTTATTTTTAAGAGGTAATAGAAATGACTGAATTAATTGATGAAATTTATGAAAAAATAAAAATTATTTCTGATGTAACACCAAATGAAGCAAAGACTAAATTTGTTATTGAGAGCATTGTTCAAGATAGTATTAACTATATGAATCGTGAGGACTTCCCAAGAGAATTGATAACTCCTATAACAAAATATATTTTTAAATATAATTTTGATAAAAATAGAAATATAAAATCTATGAAAAGCGGAGATAGGCAAGTTGAATTTGTAACCGAGTTAAATGATGATGTGGAATTTAGAAAAAGTTTGAATCGTTTTAGAAAACTTGGAGTTATAAAATAAAGGTGGTATGTGATGTTTGAAGATTTTTTTGATACCGATGTGATAGAAGAAGTTAAAAGAAATACAAAAACAAAGACGGAATTTGGTTTGACAGTTCAAGGTTGGGAAGTCGTTTATACAAATGTTAAGTGTCAGTTGAGTGCTGGAATTTTAAGAGCTACTGAAACTGGAGTTATAAATAGTTCTAAAAATTCGTATAAGATATTTGTTAGTAATGATGTGGAAATAAAGCAGAATGATATTTTGATGGTAAGTAAAGGTGGGATAAAATATAAATTTAAAGCTAATAAACCTATAAAGTACACTGATTTTTTGGAACATCAGGAAATATCGGTAGAGGAAGTGGAAAAAAATGAAACTTAGCGGTGATTGGGAAAAATTGGCAAAAAAATTAGAAAAGTTAGCTACTGATACTCCACAAAAAGTTGGAGCAACGCTTAAACAAATTGCTGAGGAAACAATAAAAGAAGTAAAAGAAGAAACACCAGCAGATACCGGTCAATTAAGAATGGGTTGGCATAGGGAAAATGGTGGAAGTTTCAAACAGATGGTTTATAACAATGTGGAGTATGTAAACCATGTTGAATATGGACATAGAGCAGTGTATTTTGGTAAAGATACGGGTGAAGTAGTACCTGGTGTGTTTATGTTAAAGAAAACAATAGAAAAATTAGAACCTATATTTAAAGATGAAATAGGGTCAACAATAAAAGCGGAGTTTGAATAATAATGGAATTTATGGATTTTATAAAAGCCCTGAGCAAAAAAATATACGATTTTACAGATAAAGAAATTGGAATTGATAATATAAATGCTTTGACTAGACCGTGCTATTATATCCAAGTGATTGACTACAAAAATGAGTTTTTTGCAAATTATAAAAAGCGAATATTTATTAGCGTAGATATTATGTATATTCCTGAAAATGATGAAAATAATACAATGGAAGTTTATAAAGCGCTTGATGAATTGGATAATATGTTTGAAATTAAAGGTAATAAGATTTTAAAAGTTAAAGATAGATGTCTAACTTTAAAAAATGAGCATACAAAAATGGTAGATGGGTTAGGTCATTATATTTTCGATTTAGATTTATTTGATGTGTATGGGACTGATTTAAGAACTTTTGACAATAGTATTGAAACAATAAAAGAAATATTGAATGACGACACGGAGTTAACGGAATATGAGTTGATAAAAAAATTAGATTTATTTGATGAAAAAGGTAATAAAGTATCATTATTTGATGAGAATAATGATTTGATTAGTGATGAGGTGTTTAAAAAATTATCATTATTTGATAAAAATGGAGTTCCATTTAATTACAAGATAATGAGAAATTTAAAAATGAAATTAAAGAAATAGGAGAGTGATAAAATGGCAATAGTCGGACAAATTAATGCGAGTCCAAGTATTAGCATTGCATTTAAAACATTAGCAACGACAGCTATTCAAAGAAGTGAAAGAGGTACTGTTTGTTTGATTTTACAAGATACAAAAGCTACTGAAAAATGGTACACTTTTAAAACTATAGCCGATGTTGAAACTGAAAAATGGGATAAAGAGAATATTAAATATATTAATTTAGCTATGCATTATGGAGCATTTAAGATATTAATCAGAGTTATACAAAGTGGAGAAGATACAAGCAAAGTATTAAAGGATTTAGAAATGCGAAAGTTTAACTGGTTAGCTTATCCAAAAGCATTAGAAACAGAAGACCAAACGGTTGTAAATTGGGTAAAGCAGCAATTTGGAAATACTGGTGCAATTGGTAAAACTATAAAATATGTATCAAGTTATGCGAATAAAACAGATCATGTAGCTATTGTAGAACTTGCAAATGGTGGAACATATAAGTCCATTTATGGAGATTTTACAGCACAGGAATACACAGCAGCTATTGCAGGGCTTATTGCAGGTATGCCATTGAACCGTAGTGCTGATAATCACATCATGAATGATTTGAAAGAAGTTGAAGATTATGAACCTAAAATTGGTAAATTTAGCTTGTATATGGATGAAGATATAGTTAGGGTAAATTATGGTGTTAACTCTAAAACTACATTTGACAGTACTTGGAAAAAAGATACAAGAAAAATTAAAGTTGTTGAGGGTATGTGCTTTATTGTGGATGATATAAGGGACACATTCAAAAAATATTGGATTGGAAATTATATCAGTGATTATGATAATAAAATGAATTTTTGTTCAAATATAACAAAAGTATATTTTAAAGAAATGTCACCAAATGTATTGAATGGAGATTATGACAATAAAGTAGAAATTGATATTGAAGCACAGAAAAGAACGGTTATAGCAGATGGATTAGATTCAGATACTATGACAGATTTAGAGATTCTACAATATCCTACAGGTGATGATGTATATTTAACAGGTGATGTAAGATTTGCAGATACTATGGCTTCACTTAGCTTAACAATGACAATGTAATGAAAAGGAGTTGATAAAATGTCGGAAAATATAAGAGGAAATAGAACAATAACAGGAGCTTATGGGGAGTTATGGCTTGATAATGAAAAAGTAGCGGAGTTAAAATCTGTAGAAGCTAAAATTACAGCTGAAAGAAAAGATGTACAGCTGGGGATTTCTGTTGACAGTAAAATAACTGGATTGAAAGGTGAAGGAACTATCAAAGTTTTTAAAGTTTATACTCGTGGAAAAAAAATACTTGAAAATTGGGTAAAAGGAAAAGATGTGAGAAGCAGAATAGTCACATCTATAAAAGATCCTGATAGTTTACGTGGACAAGAAGAACGGGTGTCGATTGATAATGTTTGGTTAAATTCGATTGATTTGAAAGAGGAGAAATTGTGGAAGAAGAAATTCCTTTCGGATTTACTCCTAGCGATGTTAGATATGAAAATGCGATAAGATAAGAAAAGGTAGGTACGAAATGAAAAATATAACAGTGGAAATGTTGTTGGAAAACAGCAAAAAAATAGAAAACAAAAATATTATAAAAGTTAAAATTGAAGAATTGGGTGGTGCCGTTTTAGAACTGGAAGTGCTGAGTAGAATGGAAATACTGGATATTTTATCCAGTAACACCCAAGACAAAGATAGTGAATTGATTTATACTGCAGGAAAAATATTTAAAGATGAAAAATTGATTACTGAATTGGGTTGTCAAATGAATCCAATTGAAGTTGTGCCAAAAGTACTAAGTCAATCTACTATAGTAAATATTTCAGAATTGCTTATGAAAAAAGCTGGCTGGAATGAAAAATTTACTGTTGAAGAAGTGGTTGAAGAAATAAAAAACTAATTAAGGGCGACTGGAAAGCAAAAACAGTCGCTCATTATTTAAATTGTGGGCATAGTTTGCAAAGCCTAAGGGAATTAAGTAATTCGGAGTTGTTGTTTATGTTTTTTATGATTGGAGGTGGATTAGAAAATGAGTGAATATAAATTGAGTGCATTGCTTGAATTGAAAGATAAGTTTACTAATGTAGCACAAAAGGCTGGAAGTTCATTGGGAACATTGAAAGATAAAGTTGGTGGTGTGACTAATAAAATAAAAAATTCTTTTAGTGGAGTTCAAGGAGCATTAGCGACTGTCGGAGTAGGTATCGGAGCAGGTGCAGCAGTTAGTGTATTAAAATCTTCTGTTGAAGCTTATGCGAATTTGGAAGACCAAGTTAGAAGAAATAAAGCTATAATGGGGGCTACAGTACAACAAGAAAAGCAACTTATGCAACAAACAAGAGATTTGGGTAGGTCAACTAAATTTACAGCTCAAGAAGTAGCGGAAGCACAAATGTATCAAGCTATGGCTGGTATGAAAACTAATGAAGTGCTAGAAATGACACCAAAACTTTTGAAAATGTCAATTGCGGCTGGAAGTGATTTTGCTCAAACTTCTGATATAGTCACAGATAACTTGACAGCTTTTGGTATGTCGTTAAAAGATTCCGATAGACTTATGGATGTAATGGTTGCAACAAGTAATAATGCAAATACCAATGTACAAATGTTAGGGGAGGCTTATAAATATGTCGCTGCGACTTCAAGAAATTTTGAGAGTTTTGAAGATGTAAATATCTTATTAGGAGTGCTTGCAGATAATGGAATTAAGTCTGGTCAAGCTGGGCGAAATTTAGCAGGAATTTATAGAAGATTGGCTAATCCATCGAAACAAGTGGGAAATGCTTTAAAAGACTTAAATATTCAACTTTATGACCAGCAAGGACATTTTAGAGGATTAAAAGCATTATCTGATGATTTAAAAATTGCTACTGCAGGTCTTACACAGGAAGAAAGAAATAGATATTTAACAATGATTGCTGGTGGAGAAGGTATGAAAATACTGGCTTCTATTATGGGGACAACAGAAGAAAACTATAACAAAGTTGCTAATGCTGTAAGAAATTCTAGTGGTGCAACGGATAAATTTGCTAATGATATGAGTAATACAACGGCTAACAAAATGGCACAATTTAAATCGGCGATAGATGATTTAAAAATATCGTTAGGAGAAGCATTCGCCCCAATAGCAACTAGGTGGATGGAAGACTTTATGACTAAAGTTGACGAATGGCAAAAAAGTGGGGCATTAAATCCTGATAAGTTAAAAGGTCAAGCAGAAGGTTTGGTAAAAACTGCAGAACTTGGCATGAGAGGATTTATTGCAGCTAAAGGTGCGTCTTTGGGTGCCTCACTTGGTTCAGCAATTGCACCTGGAGTAGGAACGGCGGTAGGTGCTGCAATTGGGGGAGCTATTGGATATTATTCACCAGACATAATAAAAAAACTACTAGAACCTAAAGACCCAAAAAAAGAAAAAGAAAAACAAGAAGCTATAGGTAGAGCTTTTACTCCTGGAGCAAGTCAATTTGCTTATAATTCTAGCGATGGACAATTTCATTATATGGGGTATTCTGGTGTTAAAGTGCCTTCAATGGCAGAAGCGCAAAAAGAAGAATCAGCAAGAATTGCAAGGCAAAAAGAATATGATAGACGTTCCGCAGAAGCTTTGCAGAAAGTCGTGTTTGATATGAAATCCTTTGCAACAAATTTTGCACCAAAATATGGAATGCAACAACAAAATCAACCTGTTATTCAACAGGATAAAACATCACAACTGGCTGGTTTGATTTCACAACTTGTGGCAAAACAACAAAATACGAATCCAATGCAGCCATTCGACACAAGTGCTATAACAAATGCTATTAGTACTGGATTAAGTCCTTTGAATAGTTTGCCCAGTCAGTTGAATTCTAGTTTAGCTACAATGCAACCACCAGTTCCACAACCAGTATCAATAGAACAGGTTATAAATCATCAAGCTAATGCACAGATAGCAGCACAATTGTCAAATATAACAATAAATGATACAGCGAAAATTGAGAGTATAGCTAGACAGATAGCACAGAATGTTAGTCAAAATACATATAACACTATGATGTCAAATTTACAAGCTCAAATTCAAGCATCGCAATAATTAAGAAAGGAGTTTCAATATGAGATCAATATTTATGTTATTGCACGATACAGAACCGTTTATTTTTGTGATTCCACCGTCGGATTTCAAAATTACGAGCAGTCAAAACAGTGAAGTTGTAAAGATATTAGATGTTGGAGAAGTAGCATTAATAGGAGAAAAAAACATAAAAAAAGTCAATTTTTCTACATTTTTACCTGCTAAAAAATCTAAATTTTTTAATTTTTTACTAAATCCACACTCGCCAATGAGTGGTATAAAAAAATTGGAGAAATATAAAGATAATAAAGAAGTTTTAACTTTGGTAAGTGCTAATTATAGTATTTATTTTAAATGTTATATTGAACAGTTGGAATATGAAATAATAGAGAGAACAGGAGATATTGATATTACAATTGATTTGATAGAAGCTAGGAAACAGACAAGATTGATTGATGATGTTAATGAACTTTATGAGCGATATACTGGGAAGACTTCGCCAATTAAAGAGTATCAACTGGAAGAGAGATTTGAAAATTTAAAGAGTGGATTAAAAAATAAAATAAAAGAAAAAATTGATAGCTTGATTAAAGTTTAAAAAGGAAGTTTGGAAATGTTAAAGATTGTGATTAATGATAAAGAGCATATAAAAAAATTTGAACGAATTATTTGGAAAGGTGGAATAAATGGAACATCACGAACATTAGAAGTAAAATATTTAGATGATAATCAAATTGCTAATTTAGGAGATAAAGTGGAATTCTATGTCGATGCTGATAAATTATTTATTGGTAAAGTTTTTTCTGTTGAAGTTGTTGGAGATAGTAAAATTAGGACTTTTAATTGTTTTGATAACTCCATATATCTTAATAAAAACTATTTTGTGAAAAACTTTAATAAGAAAAAACCGTCACAAATATTGAAAGAAATTTGTGGAGAGTTAAAATTGGAAGTTGGAAATATACCTGAAGACAAAGTGGATTGCACTTATCCAGCAGTTAATAAGAGTGGGTATCAAATAATTTTGAACGCTTATACGATTCAGCATAGAAAAGATAAAAAAATATATTCTATTGTTAGTAATGATGGAAAAATAGAAGTTGTGGAACAAGGAAGTTTGGCAGATGTTATGCTAAACTCTGAGCAAGATATAAAAAGTTCTAAATATGGTGAAGATATTGAACAAATGGTGAATCAAATTGTTATCTATAAAACTGAAAAAGAAAAACAACAAATAGTAGATAAAGTAGAAAATAAAGAAGACAAGGAAAAATACGGATTGTTTCAAAAAGTAATGCAGTATGACAAGGATAGGGATAATATCAGCAATGCCAAAGAGATGTTGAAAAGCGTTGAAAAAACAGGAAATATCACTTGTCTTGGTAATGTTTTGATACAAAGCGGTTATTCAATAGGAATACACGAGCCACACACGAACCTTGTTGGTAGTTTTTTAGTGAAAAATGATACGCATACTTGGGAAAATGATATGTATTATTGTGATATAGAATTAACTTTTGAAAATGTGATGGATAAATCTGAATTTGAAGAAAAACCAAAATCGAAAAAATCAAAAAGTAAAAAGAGTAAGAAAAGCAAGAAGAATGAGAAAAATAAGAAAAATAAGAAAAAGGTAGGTGTTAAATAATGAGCATGTTTGAAATACTTAACGATATGATTGATAATGGAGTGCAACAGCAATCCAACAATTTTATAAGAGCTAGTGTCACTAGTCCACCGCCTGAATTAAAAATAAAATTTGATAATGTGGAAATACCTTCAGAACAGATTTACTGCTCTAATTTCTTATTACCGCATTATCACAGAACTTATAAAATAGACGGTGTTATTGATGAAATAACTATTAATGCTACAACTCAAACGGCAATAGGAAATGGACCCGCTTCACACACCCATGACCATTCGACAATTAAAGGTTCTGGAACTTATAAAAGTAGTAAGGATATATGGTTTGAAGACACTTTAAAAGTTGGAGATGAAGTTCTAGTTTTAGTGCTGGGGATAAATTATGTGGTAGTTAGTAAAATAGTGAAAATGCCAAGTGGTGCAATAGAAGGAGTGTAAATATGGATTTTGAAGAATTGTTCTTGAAACAGAACGAAAAAAAAGAAAAAAAGGAATTACCTCTGTTTAAAGAATATGCAATTAATTTTGATACGCTGGAACCTTTGAGAAATGGAAATAACCTTGTTGAATTAAGCGGAAATGAAGCACTCAAAGTATGGATATTTAAGGCACTTAAAACTAAAAGAAATTTTTACGAAATACATTCGGATAGTTATGGAAATGATTTAGATGTACATATTGGTACGGTTTATCAGGAAAGTATAAAAAATGCTTTAATTATTTCGGAAATTAAAGATTGTTTATTAGTTAATCCGTATATTTTGGACTGCTATAATTTTGAATTAAACTACAACAACGATGATAATAATTTAAAAGTCTCTTTTAATGTTTCTACCGTCTACGGAGAAAGTGAGGTGTTATACAGTGAATAAAATAGAAGCGAGGAATAAGTTTTTATCTAATTTGGAAAATAATTTTTCTAAAATAGAAGGAACATTTAATTTTGACATTGCAAGTGCTTACGGAATAGAAGCTGAAGCAATATATAAATTGCTAGAATTTTGGGTTAAGCAAATTATTATTGATACCGCAACAGAAGATGAATTTATAGATTATCATGCGATGCTTTTCGGAGTGACGAGAAAGCAGGGAACCAAAGCAAGAGGAGAAATATTAATAACTGGGAAAGCTGATACTACAATATCTGCAGGATCAATAGTATTAAAAACGGACAGCACAAAATACAAGCTGCTTTATGATACGACTATAGCTTTTAACGGAAAAGCAGTTGCGGAAGTGGAGTGCTTGCAAACAGGAGAGGTTGGGAACTGTGCTATAGGTGAGATAGTAAATTTTGAAATAGCTAACGCCGACATCTTTACAGTGACTAATGAAAAAGCTTTTACAAACGGTTATGAAGAGGAACCTAATGACAGTTTAATATCTAGAGCGAAGGAAAGAATATTAAAACCAGCACATAGTGGAAATATTTATGATTATGAGAAATGGGCAAAAGAAATAGACGGAGTCGGTAAAGTGTTAGTTGAACCACTATGGAATGGAAACGGAACAGTAAGAGTTAGAATCTCGAATTACAATAATACATTAGCTGATAATGAGCTGATACAGAAGGTAAAAAGAAGGATAGAGCAGATTGACGGTAGACCAATCGGAGCCAATGTTACAGTAACAAGTTTCGACAGTAAGAATATTGCTATATCTGTAAGCGTTATTTTAAGTTCAGGAATAAAGTTAAATACCGTATCGGATCTAATTAGTTCAAAAATAAAGCAGATGATAAAAGATAATTCGGCGCTATACACTTTAAACAGTAAGGAAATTTTATCAATTAACAGAATTGAAAAAATAGTTTTATCTATTAATGGAATTGAAGACTGCAAAGTCATGATAAATAATGATAGTAGAAACATAACTGTAGAAAGCAATGAAATATTAATAGTGACTGGGGTTGTTATCAATGAACAGTAAAATAAAAGTAATTTCCAAAGTTGCAAGAAATAGCTTACAAGTTGATTCAATAAAAAGTTTAACAATAGAGGCTCAAAAAATAAAAAATGATATTGAGAAATACAAGGAGTTTATTTTTTTAAACTTTTTTAACGAAGAACAGATTCTGAAATATGAAAAATTTATGAATCTGGAAGCAGATTCAAGGTTGAGTTTACAGGACAGAAGAGAGAGAATTCTGTTCCGTCTATTATCTAAAAGAATATTTTCTCTCGATAACTTAAAAGAACAGGCTAGAATATTTACAAATGGGGAAATTGAAGTAACAGAAGTATTTAACGAATACTATTTTATTATAAGATTTACAAGTATTTATGGAATACCACCCAATTTAAATAATTTTATCAATTTTATAGAACTGAATAAGCCTGCCCATCTGGGCTACAAAATAGTTTACAGCTACATGACTTGGGATGAATTTGACAGATATAACAAGACATGGGACGCTTGGGATAGTTTAAATTTAAATTGGGATGATAGAGAAAAATATAAGGAGTAGGAGGTAAAAAATGCCAGCACAGAAAAAAACAAGTTTAGGACTTAATCAATGGATAGGGAGTGAATATCCTAAAAGAATTGATTTTGTTGAAGACAATAAAATAATAGATGACGAATTAATTAAGAGGGTGAAATATACAGATGTAGCAACGGAAACGAAAGAAGGAATAGCTCGAATACATTCACTAGATACTGTTGAAAATCAGTCAAATGAATTGCAAAACATGGTTGCAAAGAATTTACAATCACAGATTTCAGATTTTATAAAAACTCTTAATAACGATGAAATACTGACAGCAAAATCATTAGTAAAATATTTAAGTAAATTGTTGAAACCAGCAACGGAAAATACCTTTGGACTAATTGATTTTCAAACGATTAAACAAGTGTCACCCAAGCCTGATTTAAGCCCGTATATTCCATTTTCAAAAGGGTATAAAAACAATAATAATGCAGATTGGGTGATAAGGGCAAATAATACCGACTGTTGGGCACCACGACATCTGTGTATGTATCTTGAAAATGGAGATTATATGGGAGTTTATCACCTAAATGGTGGTCGTGCATATTACAAAGTACCGAATAGAAATGGTGGTGGTTGGAATGAAATTATGGATAATCACGATATGGCTGTACGAGATAATCGTATGAATGCGATAGATGGAAATGTAAATGCAGCACGCGGAAGAGCTGATGATGCTTGGAATAGGACACAAGATTTGTATAATTTGAGAAATGGAGATAATAATGACAAATGGATTAATTACATCAGAGAAATTAGATTAGCTGGTTATGCAGTAAGGGATTTAGGTAGTGCAAATAATGCAGGCGAAATAAATGGATATGTTGTGACTGGTTTAATTAATCACGACGGTCACGATGTTGGTGGAGGAGATTATTTACAAATAAGAGCTTTGCAATTTTACAGAAATGGAAATTGGGTTAACGCATATTTTGCATAGAAAGGAATTAAAAATGAAAAAATTTATAGTAGACAGAATAGAAATAAAAGAAACTGAAACAGGACAAAAATATATTGATATTTATGATGCAAACAATAAAAATTGGTACGAAGAACAAAAAGATTTTAAAGTAGGCACATTAAAAGTGATGTATAACAAAGATACAAGATTAGTTTTAAGTAAAAATAAAGATATATCAATGTTGGCACCGACAATGGTTGGAGACGTTGTCGAAGAAATCGAAAGTGATGACATTTTTATAAATCCATATCAGCATTTTGTTGATGGAAAATTAGTTGAATTACAAACATATGAAAAAATAGAAAATGGTAAAGTTGTGTTTAATAGAGAAAAAAGAATAGAAGAACTAAAAAAAAAACTCTATGACTTGAGAATAGAATATTCGGAACACCCTTTTGAAGTTGAAATAGATGGACAAAAATATTTGCAAAACAATAGGGATTTAGATCAATCAAATTTAACAAGAATTGTCGTAATGTGCCAAGCATTGAAGAAAACAACTTTTGAAAATTGGAAATTTTATACAAAGGAAAATAGTGAGAAATATGTAAATTTAACTATACAGGACATGATGAAAATGGCGAACATAATGCAAGAACAGACTACTAAATCAATGGCTGCAGAAACATTTTTGACTCATCGTTTGGAAAATCTAACTGACGAGGAATTAAAAAAATACAATGCAAAAGAAGAGTATGAAAAAGCATATAAAAATATGTAGAGGGAGAAATTATGGAATTAGAAAAAGACAAACTATATATATGTTTTCACAAACCTAAACATCTTGTGGGACATTTAATAGCATTGTGGACACTTGGAAGATATTCACACGCCGAATTTATTTACAATAATCAAGTATTTTTATCTAATCCTGGAGGAGTAAGAACACAAAAATTTAAATATTTGAAAAATATGGATATTTATGAGTTAGATAGTAATATTGATGCGAAAGATATTATTGAGTTTTTTAAAACAGCACAAGGCAAAGGATACGACTATCTAGGAATTTTAGGACAGTTTTTTTATGCTAATAAGGTACAAGATGACGATAGATATTTTTGCAGTGAGTTTTGTTTAAATGCAATAGATTATGCTTTACAGTTCACCTTGACATATAAATTGAAATCGTTAAAGGACAGGGTTGGCTATCAGTTCAGTCCAGTCAAATTATACAAATATTTAAAAGATATGGAATTAATTAAAGAAAAGGAAGTGGCATAGATGAACGACAGATTTAACAAATTTTTAGATTATATTTTTAAAGTTGAAGGCGGTTATACTAATGATAAAAACGATAAAGGCGGAGCAACAAATTTTGGAATAACACACGAAGATGCTAAAACATATCTAGGGTATATAGGAGATATGAGGAAATTTAAAAAATCAGATGCTGAAAAGATTTATGAAAAAATATACTACAAGGGGAATCATCTTGACAAAATAGTAAGTGATAAAATAGCTCTTTCAATTTTTGACTGGATTGTAAATAGTGGAAAAACAGGAAAGAAGAAAGCTCAGATTGTAGCAAATAAATTTGGTTCAAATTTAACTGTAGATGGAATAATTGGACCCAAGACAGTTGAAGCTATTAATAAAATAAATCCTGAAACTTTTTTGAAAGAATATCATGAAATGCAAAGAAATTTTTATAAATATTTAGTAAGTAAGGATAAAACACAACAAGATTTTTTGACTGGATGGTTGAATCGTGTTGATAGAAAAGAAAAATATTTAAAGGAGATGATATAAATGAAAGTAATATTGAATGTAGGACATGGTGGAGTGAAAAGAGATCCAGGAGCGTGTGGAAATGGTTTTGAGGAACACGCTTGGAATAAGGATTTTGTGGAAAACTATGTAAAAAAAGAATGTGAAAATCAAGGTGTAGAGTATGTTGTAGTTTATCAAGAATACTATTCTACTTTGCCACAAAAGATAAATGGACTTGCAAATAAAGGAGATGTGACACTATCATTTCATTTAAATGCAGCTGATAAAACAGCTTCAGGTGCTGAAATGTTATATTGGCACAACTCAAAAAGGAGTAAGGAACTTGCGGAATTTTTACAGGAAGCTAATATTAAAGCAACGCATTTGAAAGATAGAAAAATCTTGCCTCGTAATTACGAAGACAGAGGGGCAACTCTTTTGAGAAAAACTTCAACGCCTTGTGTCATAGTTGAAAGCGGATTTATAACAAATTCAGAAGACATGGAAAAATTGGAAGCAACCAAAAAGGAGCTTGCAAAATATTATGTAGCGGCAGTAAAGAATTATTGGAAAAACAATTAAAAAATGACTTTATTACAAGCCGTATGAGAATAAAAGGTTGCCTAGTGAGTTAAAATTGACTGTAGGGCTTGCTAGGTGGCTTAGAATTGATTTTAAGAAAAAGAATAAAATAGGAGATGATAAAATGGATAAATTAGCAGCAAAAATATATTTAACAGGTAAAATTTTAGAATTGGGAAAGACTTTAATCTATAAAACAGAAATAGTTGCAAAAGGAAAAGTTGGAGCAGAAAAGTTTAAGCAGGTGTATGAAGGTTTTTGGGATAAGTTAGAAGATCTGTTGGAAAAAGAAAAATCAATTGATAGAAAATGGATTCCTGACTTCGCAGAAGAAATTGGCGAAGAAGTGTTGTCAGAAGTTTTAAAGGAGGCTAGAAAGACATTTGATTTAAAAGTTATACTGCAACAAATTTTTGATGAGGAAAAAGCAGGAAATAAAAGCATATTATAA